GAATACTCAGTGATATTACAGTATACATGAAGTATGCAAAATTTATTCCTGAGTTGAACAGAAGAGAGACGTGGCAAGAACTAGTCACAAGAAACATGGAGATGCATATAAAGCAGTTTCCAAATTTAGAAAAAGAAATAAGAGAGAACTACATGTATGTTTTTAAGAAACAAGTTCTCCCATCAATGAGGTCAATGCAGTTTGCAGGTAAACCAATTGAAATCTCACCAAACAGAATTTATAATTGCGCTTTCGCACCAATTGATGATTGGAGAGTTTTTTCTGAAATCATGTTCTTGTTGTTAGGTGGAACGGGTGTAGGATATTCTGTTCAAAAACATCATGTTGAAACACTTCCTGAAATTCTAAAACCAAATAAAGAAAGAAAAAGAAGATGGTTAGTTGCTGACTCTATTGAAGGATGGGCAGACGCTGTCAAAATTTTGGTAAAATCTTACTTCTTTGGTGGTTCACAAATTGAATTTGATTTCAGTGACATCAGACCAAAAGGTGCAAGACTTGTTACTTCAGGTGGAAAGGCTCCTGGACCTCAACCATTGAAAGAATGTCTCATTAAACTTGAAGGTATTTTGGACGCTAAAGAAAATGGTGAAAAATTAAGAGCTATCGAAGTACATGATATGGTTTGTCATATTGCAGATGCGGTATTGGCTGGTGGTATCAGAAGAGCCGCACTTATTTCATTGTTCTCGGCAACTGATGATGAAATGATTGGTTGTAAGTCAGGTGCTTGGTGGGAAACAAATCCACAAAGAGGTAGAGCTAATAACTCAGCTGTGTTGCTCCGACACAAAATTACAAAAGATTACTTCATGGACCTTTGGAAGAGAATTGAAGCAAGCGGAGCTGGTGAACCCGGTATTTACTTAACTAACGATAAAGATTGGGGAACTAATCCTTGTTGTGAAATCGCATTGAGACCATTCCAATTCTGTAATTTAACAGAGGTGAACGTATCAAATGTAGTATCACAAGAAGACTATGAAGATAGAGTTAGAGCTGCAGCTTTCTGTGGTACGCTACAAGCTGGTTATACTAACTTCCATTATTTAAGACCTATTTGGCAAAGAACAACTGAGAAAGACGCTTTGATTGGGGTGTCAATGACAGGTATAGGGTCAGGTGCTGTTTTGAAGTTGGACATGAAAGCAGCATCAAAAATTGTTAAAGAAGAAAATAAAAGGGTTGCTGAACTTCTTGGTATAAATCCTGCGGCTAGAACGACAACGGTTAAACCAGCAGGTACAACTTCGTTGACACTTGGTACATCATCAGGAATTCATGCTTGGCATAATGAGTACTATATCAGAAGAGTTAGGGTTGGAAAGAACGAATCAATTTATACATACCTCAAGGAAAACCATCCTGAACTTATTGAAGATGAATACTTCAGACCACATGATACTGCAGTGATTGGTATTCCTCAAAAAGCTCCAGAAGGTTCTATTTTGAGAAATGAATCACCGATTCAACTTCTTGAAAGAGTTAAGAAAGTTCATGTTGATTGGATTAAGCCAGGTCACAGAAGTGGTAGTAATTCTCATAACGTATCTGCAACAGTTTCTATTCGTGAACACGAATGGCCTGCAGTAGGTGAGTGGATGTGGGAAAATAGAGACCACTACAATGGACTATCGGTATTACCATATGATGGGGGTAGTTATATCCAGGCACCTTTCGAAGATTGTACCAAAGAAAAGTATGATGAATTAATGCAGACCTTACATGAAGTTGACTTGTCTAAAATCGTTGAACTTGAAGATGAAACTGATTTAAGTGGTGAGTTGGCTTGTGCTGGCGGAGCATGTGTTTTAGTATAAAAACCTATGGAAAATACAAATAAAGAAAGGGAGAATCCAAATGAGATTCTCCCTTCTGATTATTACGTGGAGAATAACAGAGTAGTTTTTACCGAAGAGTATCACATACGAAGAGGTCATTGTTGTGGTTCTCATGGGGGATGTAGACATTGTCCATATGAACCTAAAGGATTAAAGGGTAATACCACTTTAGTTGAAAAATAGCATTTGTATATTTATTTAATATGGCAAACGGTATTACTTACGGTCTCTTTTTTCCATTCCAAGATTCACAAAGAGGTGATTATTTGGGATTGACTGAGTATGAACAACAAGAGATAAGGTCAGACTTAATCCATTTATTACTTACAAGGAAAGGGTCAAGATACTTTCTTCCTGATTTTGGAACAAGATTATATGAATATATATTTGAACCTTTTGACGGATTAACTTTCTCGGCTTTGGAATCAGATATAAGAGACTCAATTTCAACGTATATGCCGAACTTAATTGTAAATAATATTTCAATTGAACCAATAACACCGGAGGACGAGGTCGATGGTGACTACGTTACAACTGCGGGAGGAAATCAAGTTTTTGACATTTACAGAGTTCCAGGAAAAAACACAAGTGAATATACTGCAAAAGTTAGGATTGATTATTCATCGAGTAATTCAGTCTTTGCTCAATCTGATTTTGTTATAATCAATATTTAATAGAAGATGGCAAACAATAGAATATCTTATACGGTCCGAGATTATCAAGGAATCAGAGCCGAGTTATTGAATTATGTTCAAACTTATTATCCTGATTTAATTCAAGATTTTAACGACGCGTCTGTATTCTCTGTGTTTTTGGATTTGAATGCAGCTGTTGCGGATAATCTTCATTATCATATTGATAGGAGTATACAGGAAACTGTTTTACAATATGCTCAGCAGAGGTCATCTATATATAACATAGCTAGAACATACGGACTTAAAATACCTGGACAAAGACCTTCAGTTTCATTGGTTGATTTTTCCATAACAGTGCCCGCATTTGGTGACAAAGAAGACGAAAGATATTTGGGACAGTTAGTTAGAGGCTCGCAAGTCACAGGGGCGGGAATAGTATTTGAGAACGTATATGATATTGATTTTGCTTCTCCGTATAATGCTCAAGGGTATCCAAATAGATTAAAAATACCTAACTTCAATTCGAATAATGTAATTGTGAATTATACAATAACAAAAAGAGAATTGGTTGTTAATGGAATTACAAAAGTATTCAAAAGAGTAATTTCACCTAACGATGTTAGACCATTCTTCGAGTTATTTTTACCTGAAAAAAATGTTTTAGGTATTACCAGTGTTTTGTTAAAAAATGGAACAGACTATACAAATGTACCTACAGTTGCAGAATTTTTAGGTGCAGCAAATAGATGGTTTGAAGTTGATGCGTTGGCTGAAGATAGAATTTTTGTAGAAGACCCAACTAAAGTATCAGACCAACCAGGGATAAAAGTTGGAAGGTACATTCAAACTAATAATAGATTCATTTCTGAATTTACACCTGAAGGTTTCAAAAAAATGACTTTTGGTGGAGGAACGACCTCATCACAAGACCAATTAAATTTGTTTACAAATTTGGGAGGACCTCTCAATATCCAAAATTACCTCAACAATTTTTCACTTGGTTCAGCTCTTGTACCAAACTCTACTTTGTTTGTTCAATACAGAGTGGGTGGTGGATTAGGAACTAACTTAGGTACAAATATAATTAATCAAGTTGGTGACGTAACTTTTTATGTGAATGGACCTTCTGAATCAACAAACAACTCAGTAATCAACTCCTTGAGATGTGTCAATGTGACTGCGGCAATTGGAGGTGCAAATCAACCTACAACCGAAGAAATTAGGAATTATGTCTCATTCAACTTCGCAGCACAAAAAAGAGCGGTTACAGTTTCTGACTATGAATCAATTATTAGAAACATGCCTGCGGAATTCGGTGCACCAGCTAAAGTTGCAATAACAGAAAATAATAATAAGATATTAATTCAAATATTGTCTTACGACTCACAAGGAAAACTTACAAGTATTGTATCAAATACATTAAGACAAAACATTGCAAATTATTTGTCGAACTATAGAATGATGAATGATTATATTTCTATTGAGACAGCTAAAGTAATTGACTTAAGTATAGAAGTTTCTGTTGTTTTAAGTACAACTCAAAACTCAGGACAAATTATTACTGATATTGTTAATAAAGTTTCAGAGTATTTTAATCCATTGTTTAGAGAATTGGGACAAAATGTATATCTATCCGAAATAAGAAGTATCATTCAAAATCAAAATGGTGTTATAACTGTTGCAGGAATGGAGGTATTCAACAATGTTGGAGGACAATATTCTTCTT